GAGAAATTGCCAGAATGCCCGGTATGCCGAGCACGCAAGCAATTCGCAACTGGCGCAAGGCAGATCCCGATTTTGACAAAGAGATCGAAGCGGCCAGACTGGAAGGCTGCGATGTAATTGCTGAATCGTGCCTGCAGATAGCCGATGACGGCACGAACGATTATTACGACGATGACGGCGTGCGTAAGGTGGACACCGACCATATTCAAAGATCGAAGCTGCGTGTCGATACCCGCCTGCGCCTGCTGGAAAAGATGCATCCGCGTAAGTACGGCGCGAAGGTCGATGTGAACCATGGCGGGCAGGAAGGTAATCCTGTTAGACTGATCGCGGCAAATATGACGCAGGAAGAATCGACGCAGCTGTATTCGGAGATGCTGAAGGTTGGTCGGTCGTAATGCGTGTCCTGGTCGATAAAGCCGCTTGACACGTTGGTCGGTTGCAGTCATACTCTCGGCTTATGACTAAAACAGCGGTAAACTTCAGATGGAATTGACTTACGGCTCCGTGTGCTCGGGCATTGAAGCGGCGACGGTAGCGTGGCATCCGCTCGGTTGGAAACCGGCGTGGTTCAGCGAGATCGAGCCGTTCCCTTGCACTCTCCTGGCGCATCACTACCCCACGGTGCCAAATCTTGGCGATATGACAAAACTGCCCGCCCGCATCTTGGCGGGAGAGGTCGAAGCGCCTGACGTGCTGTGCGGCGGGACGCCCTGCCAAGCCTTCAGCGTTGCGGGCTTGCGCAATTCTTTGGACGACGCGCGCGGCAATCTTTCTCTAATTTTCTGTGAGGTAGCAAATGCAATTGACACCGTTCGCGCAATTTTTAACGCCCCACCGGCCGTCATCTTCTGGGAAAATGTCCCGGGTGTGCTCAACACCAAAGATAACGCCTTCGGTTGTTTCCTTGCTGGACTTGCCGGAGAAGATAACCCGCTCGTCGCGCCAGGGGGAAAATGGCCGAACGCTGGTATTATTGTTGGCCCCACGCGAACAGTCGCTTGGCGCGTCCTCGATGCCCAATATTTCGGAGTGGCCCAACGACGCCGCCGTGTGTTCGTTATCGCAAGTGCTAGAGAGGGATTCGATCCCGCCGGAATTCTTTTTGAGTTCGAAGGCGTGCGCTGGGATACTGCGCCGCGCCGAGAAGCGGGGGAAGAAGTTACCCCCACAATTAGAGCGGGCGCTGCAAACGGTGGCGCAGGACACGGAGCGCGGAGCGGAGACAGCAAAGACGAATTGATTGTGCCGGTGACGGGTATGTTATCTGCGAGAAATAAAGGGGGTGGCGGACTCGGTACGGATTTTGATCTGGCTGGCGGATTGCAAGTAGCGCACTCGTTGCGAGGTGAAGGGTTTGACGCTTCGGAGGATGGAACTGGGCGTGGTACGCCGTTGGTGCCGGTAACGTTCGCGTGCGGCGGTATTGGAAGTTATCAACGCGGCGATGAGACATCGCCGCTTCTTAAGACCGGGGCGGATTTGGGAAATGGCTGTGAAACATTGGTCATGTCGCACGGCCAGGCAAACGCCGAGATCAGCGTCGGCGATAAGCCGACGCTGAATTGCAATCACGAGCAACCTATCGTCTGCGCCGCGTTTGACCTACGGGGCCGAGAAGGCGGCGCGCAACTCGAAGGACCGCACGATACCGCAAACATTCGGGCGGCTTCTGGTGGATCATCGCGTAGCTATGTGGCGGTAGCTTTCGCACAGAATACTCGCGACGAGGTGCGAATGGTCGGTGGAGATGGTCAGATAGTTGGCGCCCTATCGGCGCAGCCCGGAACGAAACAAACGAGCTACGTGGCGACAGCCTACCCGTTGGACTTGCGGAACGCCCTGCGCGATCCAGAAAAATTAGACGCGCAAAATCGCCAAGGTTGCGGAGTTGGCGATGAGGGCGAACCCTCCGCCACCCTAACAAAAGCGCACGTTCACGGGGTCGTCTCGTCAATGCAAGTCCGCCGCCTGACCCCCACAGAGTGCGAGCGCCTTCAGGGATTTGATGATTCGTACACTTTAATCCCCGTCAAAAAAGTATCTCGGGCGCGACTTACCTCTCCGAACGGAGCAGGGTACAAATACCGAGAGATCGACGGCGAAGTCTGGCAACTAGCAGCCAACGGTCCGCGCTACAAGGCGCTCGGTAATTCATGGGCAGTACCCGTGGTGCGCTGGCTGGGCGGCCGTATTGACCGCGCGTTAGCCGAACCGGTCGTCACCGCGACACCGGACAGCCTTGAGTCACTATTGGCGTTTTTCGACGTTCCTGATAGCATGGACGGATGACCGGCGATAATCTCGACAATCTACTAGCCTTCTTTGACACCCCCGAGACACCCGCACCCGCGTCCGTCCGCCACCCCTCGCTCCCGCCGCACCACCAAAACTACGATTTCAAAAATCCTGACATAGCGGGGGAGATGGCACGCAGGCAGCGCCTGCTAATCCACCTGCGCGAGAATCCCGACAAATGGCCGGGCATGATGGCGTACTACCGCGAGCATCCCGCCGACTGGATCTCGGACTGGGCTATGACGTATGACCCCAGACTCAAGAGGGTTAAATCCGTCCCCTTCGTCCTGTTCCCCCGCCAACGCGAATGGATCGACTGGTTCCTCGCGCGCCGCGCCGCCGACGAGAACGGCATCACACCCAAATCCCGCGAACTCGGCATGAGCTGGCTGGCCATGGCCGTATCTGTCTGGTCCTGCCTGTTTGAAGATAACGTGTCCATCGGCTTCGGTTCCCAGGTCAAGGCCGACGTGGATAACAGCCAGAACCCCGACTCGCTGTTCTGGAAGGGCCGCTTCATGCTGGAAAACATGCCCGTGGAATTTACGGGCGGCTGGACGGCAAAAGACAACGCGATCGACATGCAACTGCGATTCCCGATGACCAACAGTATGATCACCGGCGACTGCGGCGACGATATTGGCCGTGGTGGACGTAAGGGTGTGGTGTTCATTGATGAAAGCGCGCACCTGGATCACCCGGAAGCCGCCGAGGCCGCGCTGAGTAACACGACAAATTGCCGGATCGATATATCCAGCGTGAAGGGCAGCAACAATCCATTCGGCCGCAAAATGACCGAGGGTAAGGTGCCGTGCTTCATCTTCCACTGGCGCGATGACCCCAGAAAAGACGACGCCTGGTACGCCAAGATGTGCGAGAAATACGATCCTGTCACCATCGCGCAGGAAGTCGATATCGACATCAGCGCCTCGGTCGAAGGTATCGTCATCCCGGCAATCTGGGTGCGCGCCGCAATTGATGCACACATCAAGCTCAAAATCACGCCGACCGGCACGCGCACCGGATCGTTCGACGTTGCCGACGAAGGCCGTGACGATTGTGCGTTCGCCGGCAAACACGGCATCCTGCTCGAGCACATGGAAGTGTGGAAAGGCAAAGGATCCGATATTTTCGACTCGGTTAAAAAAGTGTTCAGCATTGCCGACCTCAAACGTTACCCCGACGGCATCACGTACGACGGTGACGGCCTGGGCTCCGGTGTTCGCGGCGATGCCCGTGTGATCAACGCGGCCCGTGTTGGTAAGTCGCTCGCATTTACCGCATTCCGAGGCAGCGCGGCACCTGATCGGCCAGAAGGTTCGGACGTGGAGGGCCGGAAGAACAAGGAAATGTTTTTAAATAAAAAGGCGCAAGGATGGTGGGCGCTCCGGTGCCGGTTCGAGCGCACGTATAAATGGGTGACGGCAGGCGTGGTGTGCGGCGTGGACGATATTATTTCCCTGAGCCGGGAATTGCCTGGATTGCAGCAGCTGGTGTTGGAGTTGAGCCAGCCGACATATACGACGACTACCTCGGGGCGGATATTGATTGATAAGCAGCCGGAAGGGAGTAAGTCGCCTAACAGGGGGGATTGCACGATGATCCTGTTCGCTGGCGGATCGCAGAAGCCGTTGCGTATCGACCCGGCGGTGCTGGCAAGGATGGGTGTGCGGCCCGGGGTGATGATGGGGATGCGGGGTGGGCGGTTGGGTTGAGTCGTACGGGCAGTTGTCTGTATCGGAGGTAACATGAAATGTGTTTGCGGGAACGATCTGAAATTACCGGCCACCTTTATCGGGTACACCGAGCAGCGCATTCCGGTTGCGCAGTTCTCATGTGCGTGCGGCGCGATAACAAACGCGCAGATTGACACAATGGCCCCCTACGCAGCAAATCGAAGCGAGGCGTATCCACCGAAGCGCGGAGAATACATACCGTTGCCCGACTGTGTGCAGTTTACATGTCCTGTTTGTCAAGGAATTTCGCCAATTTCCGCACCGACACACCAGATCGATCCGGCCGGAAAAGTCACACCTAGCGTCGTTTGCCCTCACCGGTGCGGATTTCACACGCACATGACGCTTGTTGGTTGGGATAAATAACGCAACAAACAACTTGACAACCCACTAACCCCTAATTTACTATCCGGCCCATGAACAAAGAAAAACTCATCGCAGAATTTGGCCACACCGAAGCCGAAATGGCTCGGCAGCTCAACATGTCGCCCCAGCGCGTCAATTTGTGGAAAGACGAGCTGAACAAGCAGCAGCAGGACGGTGTGCTAGCGGCCTTGGTGCGTAATCAAACGACGCGGCCGGCATTTGTGCCGAAATGGATGTGGGATAGTTTGAAGTAACAGTGACAGTGGGTATCTGGATCAATCAGGGGGTTAGTAATGGCAAAATTTCGTTTCTATATTACCGACCTTTTTGAAGGCGAGATTCGCGGAACAAACGATGAGCTATGCGCAAAGACACATGCGGAATGTCTCGACTACTATGTTGTTGATTCCGACACGGGGGAATGGTTGAATCCCGAACCGACGCCCGTTCAAGATTTCGAAGGTCAGTAGTACAACCAACAAAGGAGCCACAAATGCAGAAAGCAGTCCCGAACATGCGTGAAATCGTTGCCGAGATCCGCGCAGCACTCCCCGGATTCCCCGCCGCCAAACAGACCGAACTGGATACGTTTGCGCTGCGTATTGCTGGTGAGCTGGATATTTTGGAAGGCGTCGCGGAGCGTGCTGTCGAGCCTGTCGAGCCTGTCGAGCCTGTCGAGCCTGTCGAGCCTGTCGAGCCTGTCGAGCCTGTCGAGCCTGTCGAGCCTGTCGAGCCTGTCGAGCCTGTCGAGCCTGTCGAGCCTGTGCTGGAAAAACCAGCCAAATCTGCCAAATCCAAGGCACCCGCCGCTGAGTAATGGCAAAAGCGTTGGAGTCGTATCGGTACGGTGATCCGGCCGATGTTGTTGACCGTATCCGTGCCAGCGACGCCGCCCGAGCCAAACGTAAAGCCGAACGGGCGGCCGAGCGTGGCCAGCAATCAAGTCTCACCGAAGAGGAAATGAAATTGATACCTGCAGACTGGATGCGCCGCAAATGAGTGACATCGTAGGCGTTAAAAAAACGAATGAGGAATTGACCGAGCAGGCGCGGCAGTTCGTAGTTGCTTGTGCGGCATCAGGGCATTCTGCCGCAGCGGGGTTTACTGACCGTATCGACATTCAGGTGGTGATTGGCTCTTGCGGCGCTGACGTACTGCAGGTTCTCGCTCAAATGGCACACCAGCACATTGAGAACGTCAAGGCGGGTGCTGCATGAGAACCAGCCAAGACCGAGCAATACTTGCCGCAGACGTACCGGGA